TCTTAAACCTCAATTTCAAAAATATATTCCTCGACTAATTGATTCCAAACATCAAGTCCACAGTCGATTGGAGCATCCTTGTCTTCTAGTAAATCATCTGTATCAAACATAGCGTATACTTGACGACCTTTAAATTGTTGTGCATTTGCTTTAATATCATCGATTGTAATTCCTTTATCGTAGCAAAGGACAATCTCAATATCTAGACCGATTTGTTTAATGATTTCAGCCTGTATATCGGTTACTTCCGATGAGCCTAAAGCGACTGTATTAAAGATGCCATTGCTATGTGCTTTAAGACAACTTTTTTCAGCCTCATAAATATATACGCGCTTGGTCATCAAAATATGCGGATGAGCATGATGAAAATTAAAAATTTCTTGGCTGTTGTTAAATCGGTATAGATAGAGGTATTTGCGGTCATCAAGCTCTGTGTCAATAATCCTACCCTTAACACCTATCAGCTTTCCAAAACGGTTTCTCATCGGTATGATAATACGTTTAGATTCTAAGCAGAATCCAACTCCATACATCGCTTGCGTATCATATGATATTCCCTCTGAAATCCATCCAGCGAAAGGTGTTGGCTTATTATGTACATAGAATTGATTCAAAATAGATTCATCTAATGTAGGATTTGGAATAATTTCTCGTCTACGTTTCTTACCTTGTATAATCGCTTTTAGCGGTGCTGTATGGTCTTTTTTAGCTAATCGACCTTTACCACCCTTTAAATACTCTTTCCAACCTAATGTATCACAAACAAACTTTTTGGCTTGTGGAAGGTCTTTACGGTATTCCTCTGCACCACGCTTATTATGTAAGATATAGGAGACAGCCGTAAAGATGTCATCTCCCCTTGGTGTTTTAAAATCTGGTCGACTTCGAATAGATGTTGTTAGATTCTCATTGAGCTTAATTTGTAACGACCTCTTGTTGTCCGATTGAAACTGTGCTGGCAACTGTGCCTCAACACGATTTCCACGTTCATTTATGTATTCGCAACCCATAGCCTCAAGAATCTGTTCAATTCTGTTTTCTCTAAGTATCCGCTTTTTGATTGTTTTTAAGTCCGACATATCATGTAATCACCTCTAATCTATTATACCATTATTTTTAATGCTTGTAAAGACAAATTATCTTCCGTGTGATTTGTCGTTTGGTACGATACACCAGCCCAGCTCTTCGAAATGATTCATTCCGAAATGAGGTTTTAATATTAAAACTGGCTGACCAATATCATTACTTTCACCGAAACGGTTTTTAGGAGTGAATAGCAAGTAGTACGTCTCATCTTCTTCCATTGTGAAATATTCTTTCTCCCATTCATTTGTCTTTTTATTTAGCACATTTTTATAGCATTTAAGAGGCTTAGTCTTTTCACCTTTTTTCTCATCCGCATGTGCTGTACGGAACATATACATGATGGAAGCCTCATTCTTCGCTTTCTTTCCTTCTGCGATAGCTTCAAAGTCTAAATACTTTTGTCTGATTGCACTATCCGCTAATTGGAATGTAACAACAGTTCTAAGATTTAGTCCACCAGCATTCTTACGAGTCATACGGTAGATTAATTTCATATCCTCTACAAAGGTAATCCATCGGTCTGCATGTTCGCTCTCATCAGAAGGCTTGTGTGTGTCGATTAAGAGGTTATGATAGCCTCTGTTAGCCCAGAATCGCACAATCTTCTCAAGGTCTTTCATTACATATTTCTCCATGAAAACAACCTTGATTAATGATTCTTTCCCTTTGCCTCCAATAAGTTCATTCCAGCGCTTAATAGCTCTTCTAATCTTTGCTTTATCTTCATCTGTTAGTGTATTGTTTACCATAGCTTTACGATTGATTCTTTCTTTATTCTCATTCCACATGATTGAAAGAATAACTTTTTGACGGAATGATTGCGCGTCTTCTTCATTCAATACGATAATCATTTTTTCTCGATTTTCAATACAGCTCATAACAAACTTTTCCGCCATGATTGATGATTTACCTGTACCTCCAAAGCCTCCAAACATAACAGTATGACCTCGTGGAATACCTTGGGAAATACTATTGAATAGTTTACTTCTGTAGTAAGGTAGCATATCTGCTGAATCTTCTTCTAGCTTTCTAAAAAACTCTTCATCATCTATGTAAAGGTCTTCAACCTCGTAGTTATTGACCATATCTGTATTAATTTCATTCACCTTATCAGTCCAGTAAACACTCAATTGGTCACGGGACATCTTAGTAAATTTATATTTTTTCGTTTCAATCAGCACTTTCTCACCGAACAACAAATAAAGTTGTTTCAGCGTATAATTGCGCTTGATTGTTTCATAGTAATACTCAATATTATCTACGTTTCCTTTAACGATATTGACTGTATCATCGATTTGAGTCATCTTATCATATTCTTCAAACTCTTCCATGAGGTCATACTCTTTAACTTTCGTATGTACCGTGATATCGTCAAATGTTTTAACGCCATCCTCGTACATTCTTCTACCTAATTCGAAGAAGAATCCCCAGATATCATGTATAAACTCATCCTGTGACAATGAATTAACATACTGACTGTAATTGTTGAATGGGTCAGCCCAACACAACCCTACAAAGTATGCCTCATTAATCTCGGCTGTCTTTGAAATCTTATCTACTTCCTGCTCGGCTTTTTTTCTTGTCGTTACCTCTGCCATTTATTACTCCACCCCGTCATTAATCTTCAAAAATATCGAAAAAGTCATCATCATCTTTTTTCTTAAAGCTGGTTACAAACTCTTCTGGTGTTTCAACTTTTTCTAGATGTTTTTCAATCAATCTATCCTTCTTATTTTCTTCTAATGCTTTTTGTTCGATTATGTATATCTTGTCAATGATAATTGCCAGCGCATACCTAAATGCACCCATAAATCCGCTGAAATCCTTATTAGCATTCGCCCATTCAATCGAGTCAGAGCAATATTCAAACGTGCGCTTGATTAATGGATATTCGTATCCTTGTTTGTACCGCTTACCTGTTCTTTGTTTAGACCCAAAAACAGGCTCTCCATTACGCAATTTTTGAAGAAAAACATAAGCTTGGTTAGGTAGAGGGTCAATCCCGTAAATATCTTGAATAACCAGCCTCAATTCATCTAGTTCTTGTGCTTCTTTTTCTTTAAAGACTTTATCCTCCAGATACTCTTCATAACATTCCACATGATAATATTTCTTTTGTGGTTTCTTGGTATTGGTTAATTCCATTTTCATATCATCCATGTGTGTTTCATCGGTAATCTTGCACCACTGGCATTTACGTGTCACCTTTGGCAATGTCGATTCCTCCCTAATAGTTTAAAAGTAAAGACCTCTCAATTGAGAAGTCTTAATGTTATTTTTCGCTTACAAACATCTTATATTCTTGTAGTTGAATCATTTCTGCAATTAATGTAGCCATAGAATTTGTGTCTGCATGTGATGTATCGAATTGAAGCGTCAATTTTTGTGACAACCACGGCTTGTGCATTGCTTCTTTATACGATTCTAAAATGCTACTAATCTTATCTTGCTGAATCATGTCATCTCCACGTTCCATCAATCTCTTTTGAATAGTAGAATAATGAGCATAGAGATACACATTCAATGCTTTTTGCTGTGTTTTGCTTGATAACACTAAGAATTGAGCTGTTGTCATTGTTGGGTAGTCGAATAAGTTACCGTAGACATAATTAGAAAGAAAAAACCTGTCAATGATGATATTCTTTCTGTTAAGCAAACTCTTCATGTATTCAAACATACCTTTTTGACCTAGTTCTGATATTTCAAAAGATGAGCCTTTCACGATTTCATAGCCTGTTTTTTCTGCTAATGCTTTAGCTAAGCTTGATTTACCTGTACAATCGCAACCTTCTAATATTATCGCCATTAATATCAATCTCCCTTATTTGATATTTGAAATAAATAGTTGAGGACTAACCCCCAACTATTCAGTTATGTATTACTCTTCGTCCTCTTCTTCCTCTTCATCTTCTTCGCTATCCTCGTCCTCGTCTGAATCCTCTTCATCCTCATCTTCGAAGTCAGACTCGTCATACTCTTCCTCTTCATAATCCTCGTCCTCGTCAAGCTTTTCTTGAAGCTCTTCAACAAATTCTAATGCCTCTTCTAACTCTTCTAGGTCATTAGATTTTCTGTAGTCAGCAACTCCTAGTAAGTCCTCAAACTCTTCTGCACATTGAAGCTTAGTATCCCTGTCAAAGTCTTTTACGATTTCTGCAATTTTCTCTTTAACTGCATCGACTTGCTTTTTCTTTTTAGCAATCTCTTTAGCTCGTTTTGACTTTTGAGGTACAACTGGTGCTTTTTCTTGCTCTTGTTGAGCTTCTTCCATAGCCTCTTCGCTACCATCGTAAAGACCTAATACAGCCTTTTTGAAAGCATCTAGGAATGCATTGGCATCATTGTCTAATTCAGCAGGGAAATGACGGAAACGAGTACCACAAAGGATATTACCGTCAGAGCGGAAACGTAATTTACGTTGCTCTTTTGTCTTAGGTGCTTTAGATTTCTTATCTTTTTTATCTTTCTCGCCTTTTTCCACAATTAAGTCACCGTGGATAATCATGTCAGCTTCACGCTCAATGATGTCAGATGTTTTTTGAAGTACATTCAATGTTGTGTAATCATACTCAAAACCGTCTTTGTTTTTGATTTTCTTAGTTTTTGAGTGTCCAATGATGAATACTCCAAATCCATTCTTTTTAAGGCGGTCAATTTGCTCGTAAATTGCCTCTCCAACCATGTTGTAACCTTTACCCCAAGGCACATCTGAAATGTCTACATAACGTGGTGATGGGCGGTCTTGACGGTTAGCTTCTTCAATGACATATTCAATCGCATAGCGCTCAAGTGCTGTGATTGTATCGATAACAACAAAGCGATAAGGTACGTTCTCCTTTTCATCGATTAATTCATCTACAACCTCGATAAATCCACGTTGATTTGGATTCTTTTCTAGCTCATCCTCATCCACTTCATCAAACGTTGTAATTGGTAAAGCATATACCCCACTCATTGTTTTGTATCCAATCTCTGGCGCTAAGAATAATGCTTTGCTCATATCTTTATAATGTGCTTTGATTAAATCTACGACGAATGTTGTCTTACCGAATTTAGAAGGTGCTAGAAGACTCATGAAATACCCTTCTAAAGTTGCTACTGGTTGGTTTGGTTTTACACTGTTTAAAAACGACATTTAATAATTTCCCCTTTTTCACTGTTATAGTGAACAAGGGGGCTTTCAAGTTCTGTTGCTTATAGCCCCTGTGTTTATGTGATTATATTTATCACTTGTGCTATATGTTTAGTATGTATGTTTCGTATTACGTAAGCTTGTTACGCAATCTTAGAATGGTAAATCGTCGTCACTGATTTCCATTGTTTCATTGTCATCAGCTTCGAATGGATTCTTTTTACCTTTCTTCGGTTTCTTGCCTCCAAGACCCGCTTTTTTCTTTTTCTTCTTATCAGTCATAACATCTTCGACTACGAAATCCTCTTCTGTGTATACAGCTTCATCGAAGTCTTCAACACCATGAATTTGCATTTCAGTAATATAGCTTCGTACTGTGTAGCTTTCAGCATGTTTCGGCTTTTTCTTACCGCCAAAACCAGCAAGAATCTTATCTTTCTTTTTATCTTTAGACTTGCTATCTTCTGACCCCTCTTTTTCTTCAAGGATTGTGCGGTTAACTGTGTCACCATATACTTTCAATACGTCACCGAAACTAAATGTTTTAACAATCTCTTTACCTAGAGTCTCCATGTCCTCATCGATTTCTCCATCTTCATCTAAGTGATTAACGAAAAACTCTGTATCGTGGAAATCACCTTTGTAGTCGATAATACGACCGATGACAGACGTTTTATTTTCTTTCTTATCTACTTTTGCACTCACAAACACAAACTCTTGCTCGAAGTATGATACTTCTTCATAATCTTCTGCATCAAAATCAATATCTGGTTTGCGGTGTACACGCTTAATTGTGTAAGTTTTACGCTCCTTTGTTTTTCCATCTTGCTCATAAGATGAGTAGCGAATTTCACCTTCAATAACAACGCTATCTCCATTATCCAATCCTTCATGAATCATCTCAGAAGCTACATAACTTGGATGACCGTGACTGATTAATTTTCCATCCTCACCATATTCTAAACCAACGCGTGTTTGGAAGACTGTATACCCTTCTTCTCGAAGCTCTTCTTCATCTTCTAACCATTCTTCGAAGTCCTTGTATTCACCTTTGTACTCTGGGTCTTCTTCTCGTGCTTTACTGTTCCATACAAAGATTTGTTCTGGCTCATAGTCAAACATTTCAACAGTTAATTCATTTGTTTGAGATGACTTGACACCGAATTTAAGACTTCTATATGTATCTCCTTCACGCTTACCGCTTTTACCTTCATCTTCTACGAAAGCCTTATCCTTATCAATCCGCGTGACTTTTCCTTCAATCTTAAAAAGTGATTTTGTTTGTTTACGCTCTTTAGCCATTACGTAATTCCTCCCAATAAATAATTATTTTTTGTATTTATATTATGGTGAGAAGGAAAAGCTCTCTCTTCTTTTCCCTATCAACAATAATAATTATATCATAAATTTTAGCGCTTGTCAAATTATTATAATATGATACTTATAATTCTTTGATTTGGATTTTCTTTAAATGATTTGTAAAGGTTTGCATAAGTGGTTCTACCTTCCTC